ATAAGGCGTGTCATTTGCCCTACCATAGCTTCACTTTCGCTATCTTTATTTTCAAATATATCCCAGTTAGTAATACGAGTAATACTTCTGTTTGCTTTATATTGTGGATATAGATTTTTCTTATTGTTTGTGCTACCTAATCCATCAAATACAAGTATTACTCTAGTAGGACGAAATGTCTTTACAGCATACCCAACGCTTCTTAGGTACCCCACAAGACCACCAATGTGGTGGCCTGCGGGGTTCATAAGATTAACAGTAGAGAAACTACGAATGAAAGCATTCATCGAGTCTACTATAAGCACTCTACTGTTGCGGGTCGGCTTTTCTCCTAAGGAGCTGATTATTTGGTTTAAAAATTTCTTATCAAACATTATTCTGGTTCTTGTTCGAACCCAATGTCATCGATAAGATCATCTCTTTCTATAACAATATCAAAGTCTTTTGCACCAAGTTTTTCAAGCCATTCTGCTGAATGTTCTTTTTTGTATTCATCAATTGCTTTTTTATCATCATCAATAAAACCGTGAGTGGTCATAATGATGGTTCCTTTTGATGAAATACCGTTTACGTGGTTTTTTTCAACTTGTATTTTAGTACGTTTAGCAAATTCAACGTCTTTACCGTTTTTGGTTGCTTTAATTTTGTTTGTACCAGCATTTGATACATTACCAAATGTAATGATAAATGTTGCATCATACCACATTGCCATTCCACCTTTATTCATCATTTTAGGTTGTGACATTGGTGTTTCTGCTTTAGCCGTCCAAACTTTATTAACACATACTAAAGTATTAGTATAGGGATATGATTCCTTACGTGACAGTAGGATCTTTTGGTTTACACCGTTAGAAAATTGAGTTGACATTGCACCAGCAATCCACTCATTATTGTTTTTTCCTGAATTTAAAGACATATTACATGTAATACTTCCAATTGAATCCCAGAAGAATGCTAAATCATGAGGTAAATTGCCTTTCTTTTGTTCGTCTAATAAATCAGAAATAAATGATGCTACGTCTTCAACTGAATTAAGATTACTTCTATCTGCAAATATAAAGAATCCACTAAAATCAGCTACTTCTCCATCTTCATTTGCTACTTCATTAAATTGCAATCCCATTTCACGAGCATGTTCCCAATTCCATTTCATCTCTGTGATTAGGAATACAGGCAATACACCCATTTTTTGAGCAGCAACAGCTGCTTCGAGCATTGCTGTTGTTTTACCTGTATCCGAGTGACCACGTAACAGTGTTATGTGGCCCATCGGAATACCAGGTACAGAAGTAACGTCTTGGAAGGCTTTAGATAGTGGAATCCATCTTTGTTCTTTAAACTTGACAGCAGTAGTTAAATACTTTGCTTGTTTAAAAGCATCTAAATCAAACGATTTGCCTGATGATGTTTTAATAGCAGAGGATGCTGCTTCATTTAAACTTTTAGTTCTAGCCATTTTTAGTCGTTAAATAAGTCATTGAATTTGTCTGCTTTAGATTGCTTGGTTTGCAAGTTAAAATTTGCATCTTGCTTTTTTTCCCAAGGCAAATCACTTTCTTCCTCTTCTTCTTTAGTAGCAATTGGCTCTTCAGTTTCTTCCTCAGGATTAGCCCATTTTTGGAAGATTTCATTCAAGCTTTCATAAGTGTGATGCTTATTAATTGCAAGAATGTCTGGTTGTTCTTCAAGCCAAGTGTTTACTGCATCTGCATCATCAGTAAGAGGAGTTGTCTTTACGCGTGGGGTAATGTTACATTTAATACCTTTGCGTCCAGCAACTTCAGCGTCGACTGCTTCAACAACGAAATCACGACCATCTTGAATGTCTGTATAATCGCCATAATCTTCATTCATAGCGATATTCATAAGTTGAGTGTAAATTTCCTTACCAAATTCCCACAAACGAACACCCATTTGTTCTTCACCGCGCACGATAACAGGAGCAAATACTCGCATTTTAGGAGTAATTTTCTTAGCCATCTGCCAATGATCAGGGTTGTCTGATTTGCGAAGCTTTTGAGCTGCTTCAACAATTGGATCAGCTTCACCCCAGTTACTCAATGCAAGGATAGGTCCTTTTGTGTAACCATAGTGAAAATAGATTTCACGGAATGGAGTTGATTTGTTAAATTTAGAAGGAACAATACGAATCTGGTATTTACCAGCTGTTGGTTTCCAGAAAATCTTTTTGTAATCAATTTTCTCTCTCTTTTCTCCTTTGTTCTGGAAGGAGTCCAGTTTGTTTTTAATTAATGATAAATCCATAACAGTTTTTATTTTGTGACAATAAATATAAGAAAATGAAAGTGGGAATCCAAACTAGATTTCTACAATCTTATGGATCTTAGTATGTACACGTCTCAAACCACCGTCTTGAGTAAGTAGAATTGTATTGCGAAAATCGGTCCAAACAATTCTGTAGTTTGTATCTAAAATACCCCCGTTTAGTTCCTTAATAAGAGCATTAAGGGCGTTAATTGTGTATAAAGTATTACTTTCCTTTTTACGATGTAATAGTATTGTACTAGGTAGTGCACTTTGTGCATTGTTATTTACAACATCAATATTGTAAGTCAAAATCAACTCCTCAGTATCAGGTGATTCTAACACAAATATTTTATTGTATAAGATAGAGTAGCGAGTAGTTAAGGTATTTAACGTTTCGTCTAGTCTGTTGTGTTCAATAAAGGTACAAAATAATTTATTTCCAGCCATCTCGTCAATAACAATGTTTTCAAAATTGTAGCTGGTTATAAATATGGATTGTTCTGTTGTAACCATAATGTTTAATTTAATTCGTTATAATTGTTTCCGGTTTTTATACGTACAGGGTATTGTAATTTTGCGATTATATCGTTGATTTTATCGCGTTCTTCGCGCGAAACATCAATAAGTACGGAGTCATACGTGTAAAGTATTATGCGTGATTTTAGTGGTCTAAAGTCATTAAATAATGAATATAGTTGCGCTACGTTTTGTGATGTTTCGTAGTTTTGAATATAATAATTAAGTATTTTTTGTGGACTAGGATTGTCAATATCCTTTAATCTAAAGCGTTTTCCAGATGGAGTATCAATAAACCCTCCATATTGAATTGTATCCCATAAATCGTCTGTAAATGCTTGTATACTTTTAAAAAAGGGCTTGTTTTGCAATTCAGGTCTAATACCTCCGTATAAGTTTTGGAATGTTATTTCTTTAACTTTAGATATATCTTTATTATTTAATATTTTTGCTATTTGCTCGTACACATTTGTTTCCTTATCAAAGTTATAATTTACAAGTGTGCCGAGGAGACGTGGATGATATCCGTTAAAGTCGATTTCAATAAATAAATCGTTGCGGGGTACGAAACAGGAGCGTTCGCCGTTTTCCTTATTTAAGGCAGCAAAATTTATACTGTTAAAGGCGTTAGAAGGGCGGCTAGTAAGAGTAAGTAAATTATAAGAAGTATAAATATATCCTTGTCTAACTGAAAAATGTGGCGTAGGATGTTCTTCATGATATTTAATAAAGCATGTTTTGTCTAATTTAATGCCTTCCTTTTCTATTTTAAAAAACACCTCAATCGCCTTGTTCATGGCTTCGGTATTTTTATGTAGGTAAGGCTTTACTACACTATAAATATTTTCACAATATTCATAATGTTTGGAAATTGGAATAAGTTCATTAATATTCTTTAACGAACCATGCTCACGGTAGAAATTAGAAACGATATTTGGTTCACATCCACCAAAATCAAATCTACCACTTTCCTGTAGCGCATAATGAAACGAAGCATCATTAATTTTACCACTAAGGAAATATTTTGTGTATTTTGCATCTGCAGCATATAACTCCTTTTCTGATAAATATTTTTTGATTGTTTGCCATTTTAAACTAAGTGATTCTGTATGTTTAATACAAAATATATATCCTTTACTTTCAAATGGTTTTACATATATAAGCGAAACATCGGCAATAGCCGGATGATAATTGCTGTTGTTTGTAATTATGTGAACAAAACATTTATCAAAGGGGGGTATGTGTTGTAACTGTTCTTCTTTTTCGACTATATAAAACATAACCTTTATCTTTGTACATTAAATGTACGTATAAAAAATTATGTTACCAAAAATTCTCTTAATCCAGGCATTTGTTTATTAACGTCTTCTAATGTTTGTGTTTGTGAATTGTATGATATTACTTGAAAACTAGGATCATTTCTTTGAGATAATGTATTAAATGTTTTTTGATTTACTTCTTTAATTTTAATATCCTTTACAGTTAAATCTTTATAAAAATAACGAGTAATATTTGATTGATCACTTAATAAAGAGTTTGCTTGTGTTACTAACGAACCAGCAGCAGCTACTGCACCAGCAGCTGCTTGTATAATACTATATTTTTCTAATGGTCTAGATGTTTTTTCATCATATGTTTTACCACTAAAATATTTACTACCATTTACTATACAATAAAATCCTATATAAGGAATTTTTGATCTTACAAAACGTAAAGCAAGATTTTTTCCAATACCAGTACCATTAGTATATTGGTTTTCTACAATTCTATTTTTTGGTATTTGTATCATTAAAATATTATTTTAATATCTTTTACTCCAGTAAATCCTCCACCATCTCTTCCACCAGATGTTCCTGTAGGGGTATATTTTAATGTTATTCCTAAAGTTGCAAGTTTTGCTCGTATAGTATCTGTTGTTTCTATATCTCCTGATCCAAGTTCACTATCAAGAATATTTTGTAAACCATTTGTTGAGCCTAATAGTCTATTTACTTCAGCAAATGTTATTCTATCTGGGATTAAATTAATAGCATCAATGAGTTCTTGTTCGTTTGGTCCTCCTCCTTCAGTAGCACCTTTAATTAAATCAGCAATATATTGAGGATTAGTATTTGAAGATGATGTTTCTGTTCCTGCTTCTGAGGCGCCTATAGCTCCTCCAGATACAGGGCCCCAATATTCCCAGTGCCAAGCTTCATCCATTT